AAAGTCTTAAATAGTGAAATTCTGTATATCCTGCTTGGAGAGTTCCAATAAATGCAGCAGCTTTAACTCTAGAATTTAAATCTTCTTGTGATTCTATATTTGAAACATTTACTTCACATAAGTTACAAAATTGGAAAGGTCTTAATGCAATTTCACAACAAGGATTAGTTCCCCAATCTTTATCATTATTAAGATATATACCAGGTTCACCTGCTCCTGATAGTTCTACTCTTTTCCATAAGTCCATAAAAAACTCTTTAGTTATTTTATGTCTCATAAGTACTGCAGAATTATTTGCTCTACCTCTCTGTGCATTTAATTCCCACCAATTACCAGATTTACACCCTATCATTTGGTCATCATCTGCACTAAATAAACTGATAAGTGCTGCTCTACGAATACCACCAGCTAATACAGCATCGGCTATGTGACAAACCATGTCGTGAGCTTCTAAAGTAGTTATACTATCTCCAGTTTCTTTCTGTTCTAAAATCCCAGTTAATTTTAAAATACATTCTTTTAATGGTTGAGGTCCAGGAGCTTTACCACCTGAAGTTACTAACCTAGAACCTTTTGGTCTGATATCTGAATAGTCAAATTCTACTCTACTTCCACCACCATTCATATATGACTTCATAAGAACTTTAATAGCATCTGCCCAACCTTCTATTGAATCTCCAATTAAAAACCTTCTAGTTCTTTTTGGATATGGTTTATTTATTACTGGGAGTTTTTCAACGTGATGTTTCTGAACCGAATAGCCTACTCCTGTACCACCTAATAATAAAAACATTGTTTCCGAAAATGAATCAATAGAATCTATTGGAAGGTATGCACAATTATAAACTCTATTTGGACTTATTTCAATTGGCTTTCCTGCAAATTGCATACTCCTCATAGATGGAAGTACTTTCTTTTCAAATACAAATTTGTAAGCTTCTTGAATTTCTTCTGTTAATTTGGGGTATTTCTTTATGTGCATATTCACATTTCGAGTTACTAATTCTTCCCACGTTTCTCTCCGGTTTAATTCCGGTACATACTTAGCATACTTCATGTAGACAGTAATGTCACTAAGTATTCTTGTAGATACTTCCATTTCTAAATTCCTTCTAATTTTTTATATTTTTTTGAATACCCAATAACCTTTATTGTTTCTGAGCTCAAATATAATTATCAATATATGAATATATGTTTAGTCCTTTTTATTATTTAATTCGTTAAATTTTTGTTTCAAAACTTGTCTTACATATTCATTACTATTATTCATCTCATTCTGTGTTTGTTGTCCTCCCAAAGAAGTCTGTTCGAAGATTTCTATCTTACCATTACTAGCATTTATTTTACTAGGAAAAGTAATTCCGTCGGGACCAAACCTATTCTTAATAACGTGCCATCTTCCTGTTCCTGCTAACTTATCTTCTATCTTTCTACTTAAAGAAACTACAAAATCTGCAGTCATTATTTTTGTATAAGATTCGGCTATTTTTTCTGCACCAATCACATCATCTTCTAATGCACTTCTATTTGCTTGGGATGCTGTCCATATTGGTACTTCTTGTTCTCCAGCTAAACCTCTTAAGTCTTCGTAAATATTCCCAAGTATGTGTCTCATCTCTCTACCTCTACCACCAATATCTCTTAGCAGGTCCGCGTAGTCAACTACAACTAAATCTGGTTTTTGTCCATGGATTTTACACCTTTCTATATGAGCGGCAAGACCACTTACAGAACAAGCTTTAGTTGGAAAGTACTTTATAGTAAGATTTCCTTTAATGTGTTTAAGCCTTTTTTCAACTTCTGGAATATGGTATCGTAAATCTTGTGCTGCTATACCAGTAAAAACTGAATCATATCTTAGACCAACATAATGTTCATTCAGTTCCATAGTGTAGTGTATAACATTCAGTCCTGCTTTTAAAGCTGCAACTCCAATGTTTACTAAAGCCCAAGATTTACCAATACCAGAAGGAGCTACCATAACTCCTAACTCACCTTTGCCTAATCCACCATCGGCAAGGTCATCTATAATTTCCCAACCTGTACTAACAGAATTTCTAACAGATTCTTCATACCTTAAACTAATTTCATTCTGGTAATCATGTCCTATATTCCTTTCACTACCAGCTTTCATTGCTTCATCTACTCTACTCTTTATACCATCATAGTCTCCAGCTTGTAATAAATCTACCGATTCCATTATAGCTGCTTTTAGTACTTGATTCTTACAAAAGTCTAAAGCTTTTTGTTTTACGAAATCTCTATCCGTAGTTTCTAGGTTCTTATATACGTCTTTTAAATGCTGTACAACGGTGGTTTCTAGCAAGTCATTATCTATATCTTTTATTTTAACTTTCATTACCTCCATAGTTGGAGAGTCTTTGAATTCTATAAAATAATCTTTTACTGACTTTACTATAAATTGATTTGCCTCAGATTCAAAAAATCTAGGTTCTAGAATATCACTAATCTGCTGTAGAAAGTGTTTATCTGTAAATAATAGAGCTATAATTTTTATTTGGAAATTGTAGCCCCAATCTGAAAGTTTGTTGGTCATAATTTTTTCTAATCGTGTGTCATACTAGCATAAACGTCTAGACTAAAAAAGGTTTCTTTTAGCCAAAATTCTGGGCTTTTAACTAGCCAGAGTCTATCTTCTAATATGAACTTTAAAAATTCATACTTTATCATTCTTTGTACAGGCTTCTGGACTATGTATCTGATGGATTCTTTTATAGTACCAGAAATATCTGTTTCTTTAAGCTGCATTAAATCGTAATTTAATTCTAGCTTTTGTGTAGATTCTGAAAGCTTTGTCATTATAGCATTAGAATCTTTATTGTCTTTTATATAAGTAAGGATATCCTTTAAAGATATTTCCTTATCTTGAAATAAAATAGGTATATTCTTTTCTAAAGTTTTTTTACCTAAGCCTTTTATACCGGGGACATTGTCGCCTTTGTCTCCCATTAAGGTTTTATATAGTATATAGTTTTGACTGTTACAGCCAAAAGTGTCTTTAACATTTTCTTTAAAAAAGAATTTTTTCTTAGTTGGGGCCCAGACTACAACACGGTCATCGACCAGTTGGAGAAAGTCGGTATCGCTAGACATTATAAAGCATTGGCTTTTTGGATAGACTTGCTGACATATATATGCAATTGCGTCATCAGCTTCGATGTTCTCTGTTGCCATAACCGTGACTGGTAGCTTTTCCAGGTATTCTACCAATCTTTGAAGCTGTTGACCCATAGCAACCTTCTCGTCATCTACAGAAGTGAAGTTATCCAATCTAGTTAACCTGCGGTTAACCGCTCGATTAGCTTTGTAATCTGGGTACATCTTTTTCCTTCTCTTACTACCACCTTTACCATCAAAGCATATTATAACCCTAGTAGGTTTTATTTGCCTTATAGCATGGCCTATTGAAAGTAAGAATCCTTTAATCCCCCCAACATGTATACCATCCTCGTTCTTGGATGGGTTGATGGTAAAACTACGAATGAACGTGTTTAAACCATCTATTAATAAGACTCTGTCATCAGAGCCTTTAGATTTTAGACTAGTAGGCTTTAGCCCACTTAGCATTTCTTTATAAGCTTTCTTCATAAGTAAATATTTTTTTAGATTGTATACTACAATATACGAAATCTTTTCGACATAAAAAAATAATTTAGGTGACAATTTGTCAAATTAGCATGACTATTTGTCACCCAAATTTTTTGCCAGTGGGGAGGGTTTTGCGTTCACCTGATGCCGGTCTTAGGATATATTAACTCACCTCCCTTGGACTTATTTTATCCTGTAGGAACGTCGTCGTTTCCTATTTCAATATCATCGATACCAAGATTCTCTGGTTTATACTTCATAATGTAATTATCACAAATTTTATCGTAAATTTCTTCTTTTAATTCTAAATTTCCTAGTAATAGTTTTTCAAAATCTTTAGACATAAATTTATAATCTTTACCATTTTCATCTGTATAGGTATACCAGCTACCTCCTTGTTTAACTAAGTTATGGTTCTTCATAACATGTAGCCATCCACCAAAATCATCAACACCTTTTTCAAAGTATATATCAAATTCTGCTGTTCTTAATGGAGGTCCCATTCTGTTCTTGACTACAACTGCTTTAGTTTTAATACCAACTACATGGTCTTTACCATTAATCTTAGTTTTAATCTGTCCAGCAGCTTTTAGTCTTAATCTACAAGAACTGTGAAACTGTATTGCTTTTCCACCACTTGTTGTCCAAGGGTCTCCAAACATAACCCCTAGTTTTTGTCTAAGCTGATTTGTAAAGACTAAAGCTATTCTCTGTCTACCAATCATTTGGGTAACTTTTCTCATAGCTTTAGAAAGTATGATAGCTTTCTGTGTTGCATAACCAGCTTGGTCAAAATCATCTGCTTGTTCTACTTTAGTTGTTGAACCAGAAACTGAATCTACTACTATAGTTACTAGTTTATCTTTGTCAGATTCTCTAACTTTAGTAATAATACTTTCTATTACTTCAAAAATATCTTCTATAGCTTCTAGTTGAACGTATAACATATTCTTAGCATCTACACCGATAGCAGCAATAAACTCTTCGTTCATAGCATTTTCGGTATCTATATAAACTGCAAGTCCACCTTTCTTTTGGGTATTCGCTAACAGATGGGCAGCAAGCAGGGATTTCCCACTTGCTTCCATACCTGTCAGTTCAGTAATTCTTCCTACTGGAATACCACCGTTGGGCCGATTTGAAATAGCTAAGTCAAGCATTGATGAACCTGTTCCAATCCACTCCGTCAAATCTGTTGGAGTTTCTTCGCTCCCATCTAAAAAATATGCAACTTTATAATCTTTAAACTTTTTGTTTAAAGAGTCTGCTAAAATAGTTGCCATTTGGTCTCTTGTACTTTTTGCCATTCTAAATCCTCTTACTGATTAAATAAATCGTCAAATGCTTTGTCGATATTATCATTACTTTTAGCCGCAGCAGCAACTGGTTGTGCAGTTGGTTCTGAAGCATTTTCACTACCTTCACCTAACCATTCTTCAAGAGCTAATTTTAAATCTTCATAAGATGATTTTCGGTAAACTTCATAAATTTCTGACTGACCACTTACTATCTTTTCTGCGATATTCTTATCTTCAGTAGCTGGTGTTTGACTTGGTTTAACCATGATAGAAGTTTTAGGCCATTTTTCTGCACCTTCTGGTGGAGTAAAAGTAACTTTAATATCTCTACCGTTTGTTAAATCTGTAACATCACCATAATCTGGGTCAGCAATAAATTCTAAAAGTTCTTGGTATATTTGTTTTCCAAATCCCCAAAACTTAACACCTTCTGATTCTTTTCCTCTAACAATAACTGGAACAAAAGTTCTCATTTTTGGTTCCATTTTTTTAGCTAGTTTCCAATCGTCAGAATTACCTGTAGCTTTTAGTTTATCAGAAAACTCAGCAATTGGGTCATTCTCACCGAATGTAACTAAAGATAAGTAATTTTTCTTACCTAAGTCGTAGTGAAAGAATAACTCAATAAATGGGTTTTCTTTATTAAATTGATAAGGAACTATACGTATAGTATTTTGTCCCGGTTCTGGTTTCCATAATAACGATGTCTTGTTATTAGTAGTTTGTAAGCTTCCTAGCTTACGTCTGATTGCATTAATGTCAATTGCCATTTTGTAATCTCTCCTTTGTTTTTGTTAATAATTATTAAATATACGAAATCTTTTCCAATTAAAAAAACTTTAAAAGGGTTTTTTCTTTGGCTTTCGCTTCAACCACACAATCGAAATCCCAACCGTAATCTTTTGGTTTTTCGAGAATATAATCTGAATGAGCTTGTGGTTTAATAGACTCGTCCAGTTTTTCTTTTGCTCTAGATTCTGAATAGTGTGTACAAGGTCTTATGCCTTTGGGCCAAGTACTTAATGCTAATTTTAGAGCTTGTTGTTCTGTCATATCCCCAGTACAGAATTTGTGATGGTGATAGTCGAACACTATAGGAATACCAATAACTTTGTATACACCTTCG